CTCGAGTTCAACGATTATTAATGGATGCGTGACCTTGAAGTACTACGTGATAGCAACGAATGTCAAAAAAATATAAATTATCCGACCATATAATCAGCCGTGTGCGAAACTGTGGAGCTTAACCAAAAGCTATTTATATGCACGCGTCGCTGATATTCCTGGAGACGGGCCAGTTTCTCTTGGCGAGTCTCTTCAGGAAAAACTCATCTAGCAATGTGATTTGACGACGTAAGGAACAAAAACAAATTATGGTTAGGGAGTGGGTACCTTCACGTGAGACTGAGAACGACATTATCATCCAACTGTGCAAATGTGCATAGAGCGATGTGGTGCTGAACCACCACGTGACACTGAGAATGATATTAGTATCCAACTGTGCAAATGTGTGCAGAGCGATGTGGAGCTGAACCGCCGCGTGACACTGAGAATGATATGAGTATCCAACTGCGCAATGTGCGCAGAGCGATGGCGAGCTGAACGATAAGCTATTCATACACAAGCCATTAATTTTCTAACGACGATGGAGTGTCTCTCTAACGAGACTCTCATACAATCACTTCGCAATGTCAGGCTCGGACGCAGGATCAAACGCGAATGACGGTTGCGAACTTGAATTCCAAGCGATACTGAAACTGGTGTCAGTCACGACTGTAAATTATTCATGGACATCATTTTATAGCAGATACCAAACTGTGGAGTTGAACAATCTATAAAAAATCATCCCGAAATGTTCCCCGTGACGGAGTAGAGTCTTTTCTGACGAATCTCTTCATACAAAACGGACTTTGCAACACAAATAGGACTCGGGGACATGGAGAACGCTTAAAACGACGTCTGGCAAGCGGGTATCGCCAAACGACACCGATAGCGAGTTCGCCATCATTGCTGTGTTCCCATCGACGCAGATAATAATTAAGAAGACGTCAGAGAACCCTTCTGAACTGCTGCGTTCGTGCTCATTTGCTAGCTTTCGCTCGCTTTGTCTGTACTTAGCCTGACAATGTTCGCACGGACCCGTTATTGGTGCCCGATAACAGCTTTCTTTATACTCTTATGGTCCTGTTCTACAACCAGGTTCCAGCTTATTTCTATTTTTCAAATCCAGTATCGGCCCAGTTCACTGCTTCAAAAACAGTGAGCTTGTCAGACACGTAAACCATCAATTTTTTGTACAATCCACAATTTAAAAATAAAAAAGCTATGAGAGTGAGAGGTCTAGAATATTTAGAAAAAAAATGTTACGCAAAACGATATTTCAACATGTGGACTTTTACGTGGAAAGTTATTGTGATCATTGCAAAAATATTAAAGGCAGGAAATATAAAAAATTGACGAACAATTCGATTTTGGCATCTGGATTTCCGACAATTCTTCACTGCTCTTGAACGACGTGAGATTCAACGAATTAAAGCACGCAAATAGCCGTGAGGTTTCGATTAATATAATAACAAATGTACACATTATTACAGTCCGTGAGTTGGATGTTATCGTCAGTTAGGTTAACTTTCTCAGTTGGCCTACTATCGCTTGTCGCTCTCAATAATAATACAACGTTAGTGCTAAGATTTGTTTTCCGATGGATTTACGGGAGTCGTTCTCGCTGTTGTAGTTGCAGAGAAAACTGATAAAGAAATTTGGTTTTATTAAATAGTTGTTTCGTATACAGATGGTTACTTCGGTATAGACTCCATAGACTCGGCGTTGAAATCGTGTTTGGTTCTTATCGTCGTTCTTTGAAACAAAAGCGCGGACGCGGTGCCCGACGAAAATGAAAAACATCGCGGGCTGTACAAATACCGCTGTTTCACCATCAAAACAATTTTTTTACTGGCGGATACAGCAGCAACGGCCAAGTTTTTGTCATTTGTCGACTATCGCAATCGTATCCAATCTTAGCTTGACCCGAAAACGGTGAAAGCAACATTTTTTCAGCACACTGTCGCAACTGTCGTCTCAAAATACTACAACTACGTTTATGAACGTTTTCAAATGACTTCCAATTCAAAGTAAGTCTGATGTGCTCCCAGAAGAAAAGAACATCGCGTTCTCATGAATCTGGAGTCTGTTACTTGTATTCTGTGGAATTGTCTCTTCAGCGATGACAAAATCTACAAAAGTGAAGAGTGAAAAATACCCTGCGAACAAACGTTGGTCCGAACCGACTCCCAAAACGTTTCGGACAGCCAACACGTCTTGTTTTACATGAAGGAAGATGATGATTATTGCAGCGCTAGAGCGCTTAGTGGATCGGTACGATACAGACATTTTCATCAGTTCAATACGTTCGCATACGTTGGTCATCGGGTGTTTTTTTTTGTTTTCAATACTTCGTTTATACCCTGTGGAAGAATGGCTTCTTAGATAAAGATTCTCCCGAAGGCTCGTTAGTTTTTCTAGATGAAACAATCAATTTCCGAGAGACGGACGGATAACAGCATGTTTGAAGCCCACAATCTTAAAATGTAATGTAGGAAAAATTTCATGCATGTCAATTGTTTGTGTAGCGCAAGAACCCGATGGATCAAATATATTTTGTTCTATTTTATCCATCAACCCAATGATGTTTTCGAAAAGTATATAACGTGTGAAGAAAAACCATAAACCGGTATACGAGTTGTCTCTTCCAACGTTAACCGAAGTTTAAACTTTTTTGCTGTTAAATAAAAAGTAGTGTTAAATGATCTCAATCAAGTTTTGGCCGAGTAGCTTTAGAGGTCGATGCCGCGGTGTACGTGACTCTCACAAAATTCGACAAGCTACAAAAAATATCGACGCCGCGCAGTTGGGCGCACGCTATTCTCGAAGAGCTCCAGGCGCGCGAGACAAACAAGAAATTTGACACTCGTGCCAAATACCTGGGACAAAAACAATCGATACTTCTAGCAGTTTCCATCGAGAATGATCTTATGTATGTTAAATAAATCGATGTACGGGTTCGAACAAGCACCTGACAGTAATTTGTCAGAGTGCGTACGTTGTAAAAATATGGTAAAATATTCCGATACTGATAAACGCATGTAAAGAACTGACAAACCGTTGAGTAGTGTGCTGTATCCTGAAATAATCGTGTCCTTAGTTTTTCTTGCAGCTGCGTCTCGGCGAGACGTAAATACAGCTAGCAAATTTTTCAACAAACACAGTGACACACATACAAAAGCGGCGGTGGCGGGTTGGCAGAAATCCAACCGGAGGATAAGAAATTTCCGGTACGATACACCGCATGTGTAATGTCAGAATGTCCTCCTTTTTCAAAAGACAACTCACAATTTTAGCTTCTATTCCGCTTCTCATCTAGCCCTCGTAGCAAGTCTCGAAGCGTAGCAAGATTACCCTGGCCCACCGTATCGACTATGCCTTGTTCTTAGTTTAACGCACAGCAACCATACCTGATGTGAACTCAAACTGTAGACGCGGCTGTACTGCTCGCGTCAAACACACACGAAAGACAAGTTGACACAGACCTCGTGATGCAGATTTCTAATCTTCCAGCAGGTACACTTCTACTGTCATGAGTGCGCACGTAATCTACTCTAGGTAGTCAGGTTTATAGTACGAAGTTTTTTCGTGATCTGTTCATAGTGACCAAATAAGAAGTCGACTGCGCATTGATTTTGTTTTTCAATGTTGAAAAGTATTATAATTCAGAACCTAATGAGATACATTTGGCTGCTGTTAGCTACACGTAGCTACTGTAACTGATTGATCATTCAGATTCCTTCCATGGTTATCTTGCTGCGACAAGCACAAGCCTATCGTATGCAACACACAATACGTCGCTGCGAAATATTAAATATTTGTCATTGTCATTCGATCGATAAGACACGAGTAAGCTGTTGCTGAGTACGAGTGACACGTGTGAACTAAAAATAGTCGCTGTCTGCTGATAAATATGGTCTTTCCCACAACCGCCCACTTATCTCACTCGGTATGCCTACCTTTGACTCAATATCTCGCTTCCGTCGAACTGTAGTGACATGATTCTCATTATGTTGGCCGTACAGAGGCCGGTGAAATTATATATTCTCGTGAATTAATTACATTGGTACTTCAACCGGTATTGTTTCGGTAAGTTTTTTTTTTGTTGACCCCGCCATGTATTCCGTGTTACAGTGCGTCATGATGCCTAAAGTATGTTCAAGCGATAACGTAGCGTACGTGCGACTAACAAAACCCCGTGAACATTGCACACGATTGAAAAATTAAAGCTGTCGCCCCTTCCACTCGAATTAAACGACATCCGGCGTTTGATGATCCTCCATACTTGGCTCCATTTTGATGCAAGACAGCAGACAACTATTGTCTTTCTTGGCTCTAAGTTTCTAGTATTTTCAGTTTCCGCACTCATACTTGCAAGTATTCGGAAAAGGGTTCTATCCAGAAAGAGTAATAAGACATGTGCACAGTACGTGCCTAAGGCCAAACAACGTCCATGCAATGTCTGTCGGATGTTCAGTTCAGCGAGGGAAGTTTACAATGCATGTTATGAAACAGTTATACGTTGTGATAGAAATGGTAAAGCAAATGATTTCGGAAGATCTAATATCAAAAACAACGACAATAGCATTGATATAAACCTGCTCACTACGACTTACTTCACGGGTTTCGGTACGACAAGGTGATTCCTACTTTCAGTGATCGTTTACGATTAGTAGTATTACAGTTTGGAAAATGTCACCTGCAAAGATGCTCGCCCAATGATCAAAGTTTGTTCTTGTCAAGCAGGAATTAATCTAATGTGAATGACATTATTATAAAATGCGTGTTCATCTGACCCCTAAGAAAAATCCATTCTCATCCATTCCACGTCCATTTTGATCCTATGGAATCTGGAATTCAGATGGCATTGCCATAGCTAATAGTGGAGGGGAGGTTCTACAGTAAAAATGATGAATACAACATAAGAATTTTATTAAAGATCATACTACGTAATAAAAAACCACAACCCATTTAAACTAAAACTATATAATAATAAACCAAAAACCTATTTAAAATCAAATAACATAATCATAAATCACACATCTAACCTAGAACGGAATGATAAATGAAAATAACGTTAGAATGGTTTGCAGTACCCATGGTTTACAAGCGAGATAAGCGACAGAACATACGGAGGTACATAGAGAATCTATTGAGATTGAACTGAAAAACTTATGTTTCTCATAATGTGTGTGAAGCTGCCGTGTAGACCGAACTTTTTGTTACTGCAAAATGTATTGAAGGCTATCATCATATTGACATCCAACATACAGATCGGTTTGTTAATGTGAACGGTAGAAAATAATATACAAACTGGTTCAAAATTACAAAACAATTCAAGAAAAGACTACCCTTGTTCTGCGATCCTGATCCAGTTATTGCATTAGATATAGGAATCTCATAATGAAACTTCTTTTCTTCATCATCTTCGATGACCTCAACTGATATTGCCCATTCCCTGGCTCTTTCCTGCTCGTCTGACTCGAATTTCCGCACGGCTCCTAATGGGTTGACTGTTGGCTTTGCTTCAGTTAACCGTCTTTGTACTCTTTGAAGATCTGTAAAATATTCTTTCCTTAGTTCCTCGAAATTGGTGTCGTTCAATTTCTTAACCAACTCTAAATGCTTTTCGATGTTTACAAATGACTTTGTTGGTTCACATCGTCCGCTGTCGAATACAGAACAGGTGTGCTCTTCGCTCATCCATGCGCCTTGCGTCGACAGTCCGTGGTCGCAGCACGGTGTAAGGGAAAATCGACACTAAAACAAACACACAAAACATTAGTTCAGTAGACGTTTAAAGATTATGCTCAATGTACAGCATATAGGGAAATAGTGAAGTTGTACTTCGTGAGATTGTATCGAAAAACTCACGTCGCTCACATGCGATAAGTTAGTAAGCCCGTCCAACTGTGTAACAATTGATATCTGCATCATTGATGGTGGCCATGGTGGACGACGTACATGTTGCTGAGGGGTTCTATCGGTCGTCTGGTCGAACGATTTGTTAATAAAAGTGCTGGCAACTGTGTACTTACATAATCATTATAGGCGATGCACGCTGGCTCGGCTTTCAGCTTGTCTTCATTGCGTTCTTTTTCTACTCTCTGAAGATCTCTAAAATACTCGATCCTCAGTTCATCGAAATTGTTGTCATCCAATCTGTCAATCATTACTAGAAGATTATGAATGTTCTTAAACGAGTTTGTCGGTTCACATCGTCCGCTGTCGAACATAGAACAGGTGTGCTCTTCGCCTATCCATACGCCCTGCATCGATAGTTCGTGGTCGCAGCAGGGTCTCACGGAAAATCGACACTGAAACAAACATACAGAACGTTAATTCAGTAGAAGTTTACGAAATATGCTGAATCTACAGCATGTAAAGAAATAGTCAGGTTGTACTTCGTGAGATTGTAGTGAAAAACTTACGTTGCTGACATGTGATAATTTAGAAAGTCTATTCAACTACGTGACAATTGACATCTGCATCATCGATGGTGGCCAGCGTGTAGGCAACGACGTAGACGTTGCTGAGGGGTTCCATCGGTGGTCTGGTCGAACGATTCGTTAATACAAGTGTTGGAAACAGTGTACTTACATAATCATGATTGCGGATGCACGGTGGCCCGGATATCAGCTCGTCCGTAGTCCGATGTTCCTCTACTCTCTGGAGATCTCTAAAATACTCTCTCCTTAGTTCCTCGAAATTAGTGTCGTTCAATTTCTCAACCAACTCTAAATGCTTCTTGATGTTCTTAAAGGAGTTTGTTGGTTCACATCGTCCGCTGTCGAAAACAGAACAGGTGTACTCTTCGCCTGATGATCCACCCATTATCGAACGTTTTCCTCGTCCGCAGCAGGGTTTTAGGGAAAATCGACACTGAAACATACAAAATAACATTCGTTTCGATAAAGGTCACTAGATATGCTAAAAATACTGCTCGTTATCAAGACCATCGTTAAATGCGACTTGTACCCACGATGTACTTACATAATCATAATGGCTGATGCAACTTGGGTCGAGCTCTGGCTTGGCTATCAGTCCGCCTTTAGGCTGCGCCTGCACCATTATCGCTGCTACAATTAGGACCGATAAAATTGCGAGTATCGGCGGCATGATGTGTTGAACCATCTGTGAATAAAAAGGGATAAAATATATATTTCAGTAATGAAGCAGCTCCTTTGATCCATTTACGAACACGTAGAAAAATCGAAGCAAAGCCAAGACCTAGGAGCGAATCGTCTTTCTTATCACAACTTACTTTGAAGAAGTTTTTCGATGTTCACATTGTTGTTAAACAACAGCATTTGATATCGATGCTAAAAAAACGAACATTATATACCCAGTTGCTGACGTCGAGAGTCACGCATGAAAAGAGTTGAGTACAATGATCGTTAATGGTAACGTAACCTCGAAATACGAAGCGATAACAACTAATGTCAACAACAAAAAACTATCAATTATTCGTCAATATCATCGGCCGTGTGCAAAACTGTGGAGCTGAATCAAAAGCTAATTTATATACGTGTTGGGGATTTGCCTGAAGACGAGTCAGTGTCCCTCGGCGGGCCTCTCCATACAAAACACTTACGCAGTGTGCGTTGCGGATATAAGTAAAAAACACGACTTACGGTTATGAAGCCACGCCGCACTGAGAACGCGATGTCACTATTCAACTATAAATCACTCGGCCACGTAGATTAAGAGCGACGCGCAAATGTGACGAGAGAGTGTCGCTTCTAACAAGTCTCCTCATACACAAACAACTTTGCAATTCCACGCACAGATAAAGGGATCAAACACGAACGATGTTCACATTCTCGGCAACGAGCGGCATTTGAAACACGTACGGAAACATCCGCAGTTTATATACCCAGTTGGTGACGTCACGAGGCACGAGTGGGGAGA